CAACGAGAAGGGTCGCCAACCTGTCTGTGCAGGTCAGCGGCCCTTTCTGGCTCCCCCGACTGGACTCGAACCAGTAACCCTTCGTTTACACGCTTGCCGAGGTCAGGACCCTCCCCGAGCGACGGGCGGCAGCGGCATGAGCGGCATCATCATCCGGGCGGTGACCGTGCGGGCCGAGCTGCGCTGCGACAAGTGCGGCGAGACCTGGACCAGCGGCGACTACACGAGGGCCGGCTACACGGCAGCGGTTGAGCCTTGCGCACCCGCGTTCGCGGACGGGTGGCGCGTCTACGCGGGCAAGCGCGCGCAGCGGACCTACTGCCCCCAGCACTACCCGACGACCGTGATGCGGCAGGTCCACCCGTGAGCGGCATCGTGTGCGCGGTCGAGCGCACCTGCGCGTGGTGCGGCGGGCCGCTCCCGGCGGACGCGCGGGCGTCGCGTGAGACGTGCTCGGCCCGCTGCCGGCAGGCGCGTCGTCGCGCCGACGGGCGCGGTCGGCCGGTGCGCGTGTGCGTGTGGTGCGGCGCTGACGCGGTGTGGTGGGCCGGGTCGAGGGTCACCACCCCCGGCGGGCAGTCCTTCTGGCACGAGCGGCCCACGTGCACCACCCACGTCGGCCGCGAGCTCGCAGCGTGCGACAAGCACGCGCGCATCCGGGTACGGAGGATGCGGTGAGCGGGGGCGACCACCGGGAGTTCATGGCGTTCGCACGGCGCATCCTGCGCGCGGCGTCTCGGCGCATGGCGGACGCGGACCCGGAGGAACCTGGGGGACCTGCTCGCGCTGCGCGCGGCGGTCGACGAGGCGATCGACCAGGCCGTGCTCGGGCTGCACGCGCAGGGCACGTCATGGGCGTCGAATCGGGGCGGCAGCGGGCATGACGAAGCAGGCTGCTCACAAGCGCTGGGGAGCGTCAACCGTTGGTTGACGGCGGATCGGCCGGACCAAGGCACCTCGTGCCCGTGCCCACGACGGCCGATTCCGGGCCGGTGGAAACGATCACGTGGGCCGAGGCCCTTCCCCTGTACATCCGTCACCGCCGCGCATCGGCCACGGCCGAGGGCACGATCCGGCTGCACCGCCACTACCTGCGCCACGTCTCCCGGTTCGCAGCGACACCGTTCGAGGCGACACCCGCCGAGCTGGAGGCCGCGCTCGCGGTGCGACGCTGGTCACCCGAGACACGCAAGTCCGCTCGCGCGGCCGTGCGCGCGTTCTACCGGTGGGCGCACACGACCGGCCGCATCCCGGTCGACCCGTCCGCCGGGCTGCCGACGGTCCGCGTCCCGGCGGGTGCACCCCGCCCGACCCCCGAGGCCGTCCTGACGCGCGCGCTCGCACTGGCGGACCGGCGGGGGCGGCTCATGCTGCTGCTCGCGGCCCGGGCGGGACTACGGTGCGCCGAGGTCGCGCAGGTCCACACTCGCGACCTCGCCGGGTCGACGCTGTACGTGCACGGCAAGGGCGGCAAGACGCGGCGGGTGCCGCTGCTCGACGACGAGCTGTTGCACGCGATCCGCTGCGCCGACGGGTGGCTGTTCCCCGGCCGCACGGGCGGGCACCTCGCCGCGTGCACCGTCGGGGACCTCGTCGCGGACCTCCTGCCCGACGGGTGGACCGCGCACACGCTGCGGCACCGGTTCGCGTCGGCCGCCTACGCGGGCACCCGCGACCTCGGCGCGGTGCAGGAGCTCCTCGGGCACGCACGACCCGAGACGACCCGCCGCTACGTCGTCGTGCCCGAGGGCCACCTGCTCGCGGCCGTCGCAGCCGCCGCATGAGAAAAGGCCGGCCCCGCGCGGATGGGGGCCGGCCTTTTCGTCAGTGCCGGTGTCGGCGCTTGTGGTGCCGGTCGTCGTCCTCCAGGACGGCGACCCGTGCGGAGACGTCGTCGAGCTTCGCTTCGATCCGGTCGACAGCGTCACGCATGGACGACCCCGAGTTGGGTCGCATCTCGTGGTCTAGGGTCCGGGCGGTCCGCTTGGAGTGCCGCCCGGACCGCCACGTCACGATCACGAGGTACCCGACGAGCGCGACGAACGCGATCGCGGACCACGGGTCGTCGATCGCGGTCGGGTCGAGTGTCATGACGCGGTGGGGCGGTAGCCGAACGCGATCGCGGACCCGACCCCGCCGAGCGCGGACCCGACGGCCGTGACGACCGGCAGGTCGAGCGCGAGGCCGACGGGTGCGACACCGAGCGCGCCGACGATCCCGACGAGGTAGGCGATGGTGCGCACGACGGGCGGGACGCGCGGCTCGTCACCCATCAGCCGACCTCGGGGGTCAGACCGGCACGCATCTGCTCCCACGTGTCGTTGGTGACGTCGACGACCGGGACCCCGGCGGCGGCGAACCGGGCGACGTCCTCGACGTTCAGCCCGACGATCCGGTCGCCACAGACCGCGCGGACGCGGGTGCCGTTGCGGATGATGACCATGAGGTTCCTCCTGTTGGTGGTGTCGTGCTTGTGCTGGTCGAGGTCCCGCACGTACTCGACGTGCCAGGGCTCGACCGGGTTGACGTCCTTGACCCACCCGTAGGCGCGGCCGTGGGTGCGGACCCACGTGCGGGCGGGCTCGGGCAGGTCGAGCGCGAGGCCACGCTCGTGCTCCGACTGCCCGGGCGGCAGCGCGAAGCTGCCTTCCCCGCGCAACCAGGCGCGGCGCAGGGCGGTCTGCTCGACGATCGTGCGACCGGCCGACGTGACCCCGGGGGGGCACCCGGCGGCGAGCATGCGGGCGTAGGACGCGGCAGCGTCGGAGTCGAGCCACCGGCCTGTGAGGTCGATCATGCGGCGCAGCATCAGTTCACCATGAATGAGACGCCGTTGATGCTGTAGCCCGGGGACGAGCTCTGTGCAGTGCCCTCGATCGCGTCGATCCGGGCGGTCCCGTCAGTCTGGATCCATAGCCCGGCACGGCGGATCGTCGAGTAGGCAGACCCGCCGGAGAGCGTGAGCGTGGTCGCGATGCGCTGGAAGGGGCGGGCGCCCGACGGCAGGGTGAACACCACGGCACCCGGCGTGATCGCGTAGAACTCACCGCGCAGGTACACGACGTTGCCGATGCGACGCCACGCCGTGTAGCTCGGCGCGGACGCGTTCGTGACAGCGAGCGATACCCACCCGGTGTCAGGGCCGCCACCTCGGATCGCGTTGAGGAGCTCGTGCAGGGGTGTCGCGGGCGAGTTGGACGCGAGGGGGTCGTCAGGCCAGGCCATTAGAGCTCCGTTCCTGGGGGTCGGGTGATGAGGTGCATGAGTCCGGTGGGGAAGTCGATGCGGAGTGCCTGGACCTGTTCGGTGCGGACCTCGTCGCGCAGGACGAGGCGCACCCACTGCCCGGAGGCGACGGCGTGCTGTGCGACGGTGTCGACCTCGACGGCGGTGCCACGGGTGCGGGCGTCGAGCAGGGGCCGGACCTTCCGTGCGGCGACCTGGGGTGCCTCCCCCTGGTTGAGGAAGACCTGGTCGAGGGACCGTTGGGCGGTGAACGTGCCGACCCGCCACGCGGACGACGTGTAGACGGTCGTGGCGGAGTGGAAGATCTCGCCGTCCCCGGCGTAATCGGTGTCGTACGCGACGACGGCGGTGTTGACGAACAGGTCGAGGTCGGAGGACACGGCGGCGGCGACGACCCCCCCGGTCGGGTTGGTCGCGGTGCGGCGCAGCTGTTCGTTGACCTGCCCCCAGGTGAGCCCGGACCATGCGGTTGCGAGGTCCGCGAACGTCAGGCCGGCATGCCGGCTGTTGAACTCGCCGACGGTCATCTGCCCGGTGGTGATGACGGCGGTCGGGGTGCGGTTCTCACTGGCACGGTCGAGCCAGGTGAGGGTGCCGAGGCGGGTGACCCGCCACTTGAGGTTGAGGACCTGCCCGACGGCCTCCAGGATGTCCGCGCCTGCCCCACCGTCAGCAGGGTTCGCCTGTGCGGAGGACTCGGTGGCGGGGTAGGGGTAGAGCCCGTAGAGGAGCGGGTCGACGGTCAGGCCGACCCGCTGCCAGTAGTCCGTCGGGTCGGGTGGGGCGGCAGGGTCGAGGGGGGAGGCCCGGTAGTCGAACGCGTAGTAGAACGCGTCGACCGCGAACAGGGGTTCACCGCCCTGCTCGGACGTCGACCAGTGGAAGAACTGGTCGCGGGGGACGACCCGGTCGAGGATGTAGTCGAACGACACGAGGTCGAGCTCGACGACACCGGCGACCTGGTCGAACCGGGAGCGGCGCAGCAGGAGCGTCCATGACTCGTCGGTGCCGACGGTCGCACCGGTCGCGTCCCGCCACCCGAGGGTGAGGGTCGCGACGAGTACCCGGGACGCGTCGACCTGTGACGCGGTCCGGCCGGGCGGGATGCTGCACCGCACGGTTGCGGTGGTGCATGGCAGCATCCACCAGTCCTCCTCGACGGACCCGTCGAGGACGGGCCACGACACACCGGCGACGGTGAGGGTGGCCTTGTGGGTGAGGGGTGCGGTCACAGGGTCACCGCACGCCACTGGCAGCGGGCGAGCCACATGCGTGACCCGGTCTTGGCGGGCAGGACCTCGACGGACTCCAGCACGCACGTGCGGTCGAGGGTCGGGGTGACGGACGTGTCAGTGACCCGCACGGGTGCGACGGCGAGCGCGAGGACCGCGAGGGCGTCCGCACGGGACGCGAGGAGCACGTCGATCGTGCCGGACGCGGCTGGGGGTGCGGTCCGCACGATGGTCTGCACGGCCGCGTCGATCACGTCGTGCACGGTCGTGCGTGCGTCGACCGTCTCGGACGACTCGACGAGCAGCACGGCGGTCACACCACCGTCGATGACACCGCCGGTGGTCGTGCGGGGTGCGGGGGACAGGACGGCGGGCATCAGTATGCGACCCTTCCGACGCGCGGCACGATGGGGACCTCGACGGTGACGTTGCGCATCTGTGTCTGGATCTGGCGGACCATCGTGGAGGTGTCGGCGGTCGCGTTCACGCGGATGCTCGGGGTCGGGATCGTCGACATGGCGTGGTCGATCGCGGACCGCACGTCGGTGGCGACGCGCCCCTGGTTCGCCTTGATGCCGTCACCGATCGCACCGGGGACCTTCGAGCCCATCATCACGGCCCGCTTCTGCAGGTACTGGGTGAGCTCGTCGTCGGTCGCCTTCGTCAGGAGCGCGGTCATCTCCCCGGCGACCTCGGGTCCCTGCCGCTCCAGCTCGTCGATGAACCCGTCGTCGACACCGCGCTGCGCGAGGCGGCGCAGGTTCTCCCGGAACTGGGTGTTGGACGTGATCTTCGTGTTGAGGTCGGAGATCAGGTCGGCCATGGTGACCGTCGCGGCCTTGGCGTAGTCCTCCCACGAGTCGGCCGAGTCCTCGGTCGCGTCGGCGGTGGCTTGGGCGGCGGCCTGCTCGGCGGCGGTCTTGTCCGCGAGGATCGTCTGGTAGGCGTCGATCGGGTCGGCCATCGCGGCGAGCGACTCGGCGTAGTCGGCCTGGACCTCGGCGGCGTGCTGGGCGGCGTCGGTGGTCGCGAGGTACTCGTCGCGGGTCATGCCCTGCTGCTCGGCGATCGCGTCGAGGATCGTGAGTGTCTGCTCGAGCTCGGACCGCTGGTCCTTGAGCGCGCCGCGCGTGTGGTCGAGCGCCTTGTAGAGTTCCTCTTGGGCGTAGGTCAGGTCCCGGGGTCCACCGGGGTCGCCGCTCTCGTCGAGTTCCTTCCACAGATCGTTTGTCTCGTCGAGTGCCTTGTTGATCGCGGCGAGCCGGTCGACGGGGTCGGTGGTGTTGAACGCTGCCATGAGGTCGTCGGCGCTGATCGCACCCTCACGGATCGCGGTCGCGAAGAACTCGGCCTGTGTGACGGCGCGGGACTGCCAGACCTCCCACCAGGACTTGGCGTCCGCGATGGATGTTGCGACCTCGTCGAACCGGTCCGCGAGGTCCTGTGCGCGTTCGGCCTCGGTCGAGTCGCGCAGCGCGAGGGCCATCTCACCGGCGTTCTCGGTGAGCTCGTTCGCCTTCTCGGCGGCTTCCTGCAGGTGGGTGGACAGGATGCCGATCGCGGCACCGACACCGATGCCGGCGGCGAGCCCGACGGCACCGAACCCTTCGGTCGCTTCGGCCACGAAGCCTTGGATGCCGTCGATCATGGACTCGGCGGACCCGTCGAACGACGCGGCGATCTCCTTCGCGTTCGACCCGGCGTTCTCCTTGAGGGTGTCGACACCCTCGGACGCCTCGTCGGCACCCCGCCGCACGTTCGACCCGAGGTCGTCACCGGCGCGGCGGGAGTCGGTGCGGACACTGTCGAACGAGTCCTTGAAGGACCGTTCGAGCCGGTCGGCGGCGTCGCCGGTGTCGGTGGTGATATCACGGGCGGCGTCGCCCACGTCGTCGGCGGTGCGGGAGGCCTGCCGGCTGACGTCGTCGAGCGCGTCGGTGGTGTCCCGGGCGGAGCGGTCCCCGGCGGTCGCGACGTCGTCGAGCGCGTCGATCACGTCGTCGAGCGCGTTCGGTATCTTCCGGGTCTCGGAGATGACCTGTGTCGCGTCGGCCGCGATCGGGATGTTGACACCGCGTGCCACGGGTCACCCCTGCCCTTCTGCTGCGTCGTGGATGATCCGCACGACTCCCTGCACCCACCGGGAGAGCATGCGGGGGGCGGTCGCGGCGAACGCGGGGAACGCGACCCGGCCACCACGGCGGCGGTCGGGCAGGCCACGGGACACGTGCCGGCGCACGGGGTGGGTGCCGCCGTTGCGGGAGACCCGCTCGTAGGCGGTGACCTTGTTCCGGTTCGCACCGAACTCCCATGCGAACCACCAGTCAGCGGGGCGCAGCCGCCCGCCGATCGCCCGCGTCGACTGTGCGGCGAGGACGACCGGCGGGTTCCCGGCCTTGACCCGGGCACCCGCGAGGATGATGCGGGTGTCCATGGTGGTGTGCGCGGTGGCGTTGAGCTCGTCCCGCCAGATCGGGTTGAGCGCGTCGCGGACGGCCTTGTTGAGGTCCTTGCGGATCGCTTGGGGCAGCGCCTTGAACGCGAGCACCACGGCGCGCAGCTCGCGGTGGTCGCGGACGGAGACGAACCCCTGCGGCATCGGTCAGGCCTCGTCGTCCTCGATGGTGGGGGTGCCCTGCACACCCCACGTGACGGTGGACGTCGCGAGGCCCTTCGCACCGCCGATCTGCCCGGGCACGAGCACGCACTTCGCGCGCACGATCTTCCCGCCGGTGGCCTTGGGCTTGAACGCGACGTCGACGACCTCGCCGGGGTGCGCGTGCAGGTAGTTCGCGAGGGACGTCGTGGTCTCGAAGTCCTGCACGTACTTCGCCTGCACGGACCAGGACGGGGGCTCGACGTCGGTGAGGGACACCCCGCCGATGCCGACCCACGACTGCAGGGACGTCGAGGGGATGATCGCGAGCTCCTCGAGCGCCTCCGCGAACTCGTACGCGGTGGTGTCGGGGTCTCCGATGACGAGCGAGACCTTCTTCTGGTAGTGCGGGGCGGTCAGCGGGACGGCGGTGGTGCTCACGGTTCCTCCTCGGGGATGACGCGTCGTGCGCGCAGCTGCGCGGTGATCCGGTACAGCGGCCAGGTGTCGTCGAGCACGGCGCGCTCGGCGGTGGTCCAGGTGAGGTAGTCGTGCAGGTCGAGCGCTTCGAGGACCTCTTCGAGGGCGTCGTCTAGGTCGTCGTCGACGTCGACCTGCTTCGGCACGATCACCAGGACGGTGAGGGTGTAGGTGCGGACGGTCGGGTCGAGCAGGTCGGTGACCTCGACCTGCTCGGTGAGCACTGCGACGGTCGTCGCGGTGAGGGCCGGCTTCGCGGGCAGGTCGCGTCGCTGCACCCGCCACGTCGACGGCAGGACGCGGTCGAAGTAGTTCAGCAGGTCGGTGCGGCCGCTCACTGGGGGAACCTCGGGCGGGTCGGGCGCAGCCGCGCCTTGACGGACCGGTCCATGGGGTGAACGACGACACGCTGCCCGTCGGGGCCGATCGTGTCGCCGTCGCCCGTGACGAACGCGCGGTGGATCGCGCGGGCGTGCAGGAGGAGTGCGACCTTGAAGCGGGCCGGGACCGGTGCGGGGACCCGGCCCGCGTAGGCGGTGCACTCCTCCTGCGCGGTGGCGAGGATCAGGGCACGCTGCTCCTCGTCGGTGGGGGCGTCCTGCCACAACCCCTCGGGGCCGTCGATCAGGGGGGAATCGACGGGCACCCACAGGCCGTCAACCACGGGTTGACCCTCGGTCGTCGGTTCGGTCATGGCAGGACGTCCCGTCAGCCCTCGACGGCGGGGGCGACGAGGGCGAGGCCCTTGGCGTCGTTGACGAGCTCGGCGTGGTACCCGTACACGCCGCGCTCGACCCCACCGGACGAGATGTTCACGGTGTCGACGCGGACGGGCACGCCGGGCAGCTCGAACTGCGTGGCGGCCGTGCGGGTGCCGACGAGGACCTTCCCGGTGAGGGTCGCGACGGACGTCGGGACGATCTTGAACGACTCCAGGACGCCGTCCTCCAGGCCGAGGGCGGACGTGAGGAACGCGAGCATGTCGTCGGCGCGGGTGAGCAGGAGCGACCGGTACAGGTCGGTGCCGACGAGCGCGAACGACGGGAGGTCCCGCTCGACGTCGAGGACGGCCATCGCACCGTCGACGATGTACGCGGCGGCGGTCGCGACCCCGTCCGGGACGGTCCCGGCCTCGACGGCCGTGGCACCCGAGATCAGGGCGTCGCGGGCGGCGGCGTCGGCCTTGCGCTCGTAGCTGTTGGTCTGCTCACGGAAGTACGCGGACCAGAACTCGGGCGACGGGAAGTCGATCCACGCGCGGTCGACGGCACCGGCACCGGCGAGGCGGGACGCGGTGATCTCGACGGACTCGGTCTTGACCTCGTTCGAGTTCGGCTGGTTCGGGAAGCCGGCGTAGTCCGCGACCTCGGGGGTCTTCCCGTCGATGAACCGCCACCCGAGCGCCTTGAGCGCGGACAGCCCGGCGGACTGGATGAGCGGGGAGAACCGGCGCTTGTAGGTGCGGGACCCCCAGATCTCGGCGAGCCACTGCTTCTGCTGCGCGGGGAGCAGGTCGGCGGCGATCGCGTTGTCGAGCGCGGCCATGAGGACGGCCGCCTCGTTCGCGCGGGCGTTGCCGAGCGTCGCGAACAGGGTCCGGGTGGCCTTCTGGCCGGTGTGGGTCTTGGTGAGGGTGCCGGGCAGCGCGGCGCGCAGCTCGCCCTCGTCGGTCGGGTCCGTCGAGGTGTCCTCGGCGGTCTGGTCGTCGTCCACGTTGGACTCCTCTCCTGCCGCCTCGGCGGCGTTGTCCGGCGACGTCGTGTCGTCGGTGAACTCGTAGGTGGTCTGCTCGTCGGTCGTGGTCTGCTCGACCAACTCCTCACCGACGTCGGCGGCGAGGAGGGTCGCGGACGGGAACGCGCCGCGGGCGACGGCGGCGGCGGCGTAGAGCGCGCCGCTGACCGCCTTCCCGGCGCGGATCACGACGTCCTTGACCTCGACGGACAGGGCGTTGCGGCGACCGGCCTCGACGTCGGCCAGGTACTGGTCGCCCTCGGGGGTGGCCGCGACGGAGAACGTCGCGACGAGCGCGGCGGGCGTGTCCGTGAGGGTCACGGCGCGGCCGATGGGGGACGTCGAGTCGTGGTCGGTGTTGAGGGTCACGACGGACGGGTCGGTCGGGATGCGGAACGTGCCGGGTGGGACGGAGAACCGGCCGAGGTTGGTGCGGCCGATCTGCCCGTAGGGCAGGAGGACACCGGAGACGACCCGGTCGGTGCGGGACGCGGTCAGGGTGCCGGCTTCGATCTGGACGTCAGTCACGGGTCACCCACCCGACCTTCGTGGTGGTGTCCTTCGTGCCGAGGCACAGGATCGCCACACCGGCGCGCTGGAGGTACTCGACCTGGTCGACGACGGCCGGGTCGTCGGACCTGACGATCACGATGCTGGGGTCCATGGGGTCAGTCCTCCGTTGCGGGTGCTGTGCCGGTGTCGGCACCGGCGAGGTGGGTGAGGTTGAGTGCGATGCGGGTCCCGGGTGGGGTGACGTCGTCCATGGACAGTCGGGCGTCGATGAGGCCCGCCCAGTCGGACTGCCGGTCGAGCAGGAGGCCGCGTGCACCTTCCTGCGTCTCGTAGGTCAGGGACGCGGCGACCTGGGACGCTTCGAGCTGCGACCCGGGGATGCCGGTCAGGCGGGCGATGTCGAGGGTCGCGGCGTTGCGTGCCTGCTCGTAGAACTGGGGTTGTCCCTCACCGAACGGGACAACGTCGATCCCGTACGGGACGTAGAGGTTCGCGCCGTCGCGGCGACGGCGGGCGGAGGCGAACGCGTCCATGAGGTCAGCGACCTCGTTCGCGGGGGCGGTCGTGCCGTCCTCCAGCTCGACGAGGTCGTCGAGGTCGGTGCCGTCGGAGCGGCCCTGCTCCAGGGTCTCCTTGAGGAGGGTCACGGGTGCGGGGTTCTCGGCGCGCTGGGTGACGGCGCGGGCGATCGCGAGGGACTGCCGCACGGCCGTCGCCCCCGTCGTCAGGAGGCCCTCGTCCCGGCCGAGGAACAGGATCACCTGGTCCCGGTTCACGGTGCGGTCGTCGACGAGCAGGGACCCGTCGGGGTCGAAGTCCCACCGCTCGGGCGGGATGCGGACGGCGTCACCGATCCGGCCGGCACTGTCCCGGTCGACACCCCACACCGCGAACCCGCCGAACAGGAGGTCGTCGAGCGTCCACAGCAGGCGGGTCTGCGGGGGCACGTCGGAGTCGGTGCGGGTCAGCCAGCGGGGCTGGGTCGTGAGGCGACGGTCGTACCGGAACGCCTCCAGGAACCCACGCGACGTCGGCACGCAGATCAGGTTCCGGGCGGCGACGACGGCCGGGACGGTCATGGCCTGCACCCGGGACACGGGCAGCAGGTCGGCCTGCGCGCCGAGCCAGTCGGCCGCGAGGATCGACGTCGCCATGCCCGGGGTGTAGGGGGACGCGAGGCGGACACGGCGGCCGGGCGCGAGCGCATCCGCACCCGACTGCCGTGTGAGCCCGAAGGCCGAAAGGAACCCCACGTGCGGCAGTTTGGCATATGCGCAATACGAGACGCCAGTACCAACCGGTAGCGCGTGTCGTCAGGCTGCGGTGACCTGGGGGCGGGCGCGGCGGCGGGCGGGTCGGGAGTCGAGGGACCACAGGGCGAGCGCGCACGCGGTCAGCGGGACGATCGGGTGCGCGGACGCCTTGTGCCCGAACGCGCGCCCGTTCTCCCCGGCGGGCCGCCACGCTGCACCCTCGACCGCGAGGTTCAGGTCCTTCTGGTCGAAGTGCACGAGCCGCCCGTCGACGACCTCGGACACGATCCGCTGCGCGGCACCCTGCACGTCCTTCAAGCTCATGGGTTGCAGGCGGGGCACGGGACGCTTGTGGTGCAGGGTCGTCGCGGTCGGCAGATTCTTGCCGATGTTGTCGTACGCGATCGGGACCCCGGCGGACCTCGCGACCCGGTACGCCTCGGCCGCGAGCCACGACACCCCGGCCCGGAACGCGAGGAGCTCGACGTGGGGCCGGCCGTCGTCGTCACGCCACGCACACGCGAGCGCGGCGCACGAGTCGTCGATCGCGACGTCGTACGCGATCGCGACACGCTTCGGGCGCAACGTCGGTTCCGACGCGGCCTTCCCCCACGCGGTCAGGTCGATCGCGGACGCGGTCGGGTCCACGGGCCACTGCCCGAGGTACTCGCGCTGGAAGTCCAGCAGGGAGTTGTCGTCGAACCGCTCGGCGATCACGTCGAGCGTGGTCAGCGTGCCGATGCCCGGGTGAGTGGCCTCCCACGTGGCCGGGTCCGTCGGGTCCGCGTGCTCTGGGGCCGCGTACTCCAGGATGCCCCACGACCCGGCCCGGCCCTTCTCGAGCGCGGTCCACAGCAGCCCGCGACGGAACTTCCCGGCGGTCCCACCAACGATGAGCTGCGCGTCCGGGACGGTGTCCATGGTGGGCAGGACACCACCGAGGAGCTCGTTCGCCTGCTCCTCGTCGGTGATCTCCTGCCCCTCGTCGAGGATCACCAGCGCGTACTCGTCGGACCGGTAGTTCTCCGGGTCCGGGGGGAGCACGTGGATCGACGACCCGGACTCCCACAGGATCGACTCACCACCGTTCGACCGGTACACCCGGTAATGGACGTGATCGGTGCGCGTACACCCCGGGTCATCACCACGACCACGCGGGCACGGGTCCCACCGCTCCAGGCGCGACGCGAAGTCCAGGAACCGCTTGCGACCCTTCGCACCGGTCTGCGCGGAGAACGCGACGTGGTAGTCGTCACGGGTCGCGCACCGGCCGACCATCAGCGCCCACTGCCCGTCAGTCTTCCCGGACCGGCGCGGCATCGTCTCCGCGATCCGCCGATACCTCGGCACGAGGTCACCGTCGTCGAGCTCGACGACGTCGCACGCGATCCGCGCGAACCTCTCCTGCTGCGGCGACGGCACGAACCCCAGCCGACGAGCACCATCGACGAACTCGCTCAGGTCGACGTGCGGCGACGCCGGGGACGCATGCAACGGCACGACGACCCGACGGCCACGCGGCTCACGCAACGGCGGGACCCGCACCTCGTTGTGGGGAGAGAAAGAGAGTGGACGGTGAACGTGGGCTGCCGTGCCCGACTCAAAAAGCGCATCGACAGCCCATCGATGCACGTCAATGCCTCGTGCTCTCACCATCCCCTGATCCCCCTGACCCGCTCCGGTTCCATGCGGCGGCGACCCGGCGACGCCGCGCCCGCACGACGACGCGCGTTCGTCGTCGCCGCACCCCGCACACCACCAGCCCGGAAGTTGCAGACCGGGTGCTCGGGCCACTGGTTCGCCGGGTCCGTCTCCGACCCGCCGTCGGCGCGGTCGACGAGGTGCCCGACAGTCCACCCCTCGTCACGCCGGGTCAGGTCAGGAACGATCGCACGACCACACCGCCAGCACGACACCCCCCCGGACAGCACCGAGGGCCGCCAGTACGCACGCGCCGACGCGACCTTCCGACCCGACCACCCCACCCGTCACACACCCCCCGACACGTCATCGACCGGCTCGCCCGACCAGGCGCGCGCACGCCACTGGCACGGCGCGCACGCGGCCGCGACGTCCGGCGACTCGTGCCGGTGCGGCGTCAGGAACGCGGGCGCGACCGCTTCGAGCTGCTCGTCCGTCGGACGCTCACCCACGTACGCGAGCACGTCGAACTCGTGGCTGCGCCACCGGTCCGGCTTGTCGATCGGGAGCGCCCACACACTGACCCCCGTCGCCGTGATGAGCGACTGACGGCCGGGCACGCGGACGAGCGAGTGCGGGCGGTTGCGGTCGTCGAGCCGCCCGTCGAGCCAGTCGAGCACGTCCCGCACCGCCGCGTTCGTCGGCCCGACGAGCGCGATCCGCGTCAGCTCCGTTCCGTGCAGCACGTGCCCCAGCAGACCACGCATGGCGTCCGTCACGATCATCAACGGGTAGGTCATCTCTTTGCCTCTCTCTGTGCTTCCTTGACCATCGTGTCGAACCACACCGGCTTCGGCACCGGCCGCGACACGAGCGGAATCTGCGACTGCGTCCGCGACGTCGGCGGCACCGCACCACCCGCAAGCTGCACCGCCCTCCGACGGCAGTGCGAGCACCGGGCCGCCGTCGGGAAGCCATGCGGGCAACCCACCAGACCTGCCACCGCCACCACCTCCCCTTGTAGGAAACACAAGCACCCGAGCGGACCCGCTACGCGGGACTCTCCCGGAGCGGCCCCCTTCCCCGGACTCCCGAGCACCATCAGCCGATAGCCCCTCTCGGCCAGCACGAATAGCGCCCCCGCTGTCAGCGAGTGCGCTTGGCTGGACCCACGGGACGGTGATCAGTCGGATGCCGTAGGTGCCTCGGGCCGTTCCCGAGGACGATCTGTCTGCCGGACCCCTCTGGTTCACGACGGGAGGGGCAGGAACGTCGTCACGCGTTGTAGGACGTGCCAGTCAGGAAGCCGGAACCACCCCCCTGCCCGTTCCACCAGTCACGTTCGAACTGCGCGAACGTCACACGCGGATGCGTTGACCAGAACTCCCGCAGCTCGGCGGACGCGAACGCCTCAGCCCGCGAGCGCGGGCCGAGGAACAGGGACGGGGACGCGACACCCTCGGCACGGCCGCGAGCGTTCAGCAGCACACCGTTCGTCGCGTCCACAGCCGCCGCGTACTGCGCCTCCAGGTGCAGGGCATACGCCTCACGGCACTCGGCCCACGCGTCAAGCGCGGCCGCGAAGATCGCAGACCGGTGCCGCCTCACGCACCCACCACCCGCAAGCGCGCACGACGCGACCGGGCCGGGTCAACCCACGGGGCGACCGGCAGCACCGCGACCAGGTACACCCGGTCCGGGTGATCGGACGGCGTCGTCCACGTGATCGGACCAGCCTGCGCGACCCCAGCCTCGAACAACATGTCCGGCAGGTCCGCGAGCGCCTCCTCGATCAGCGAGGCACGCGTCCGGTCAAGATCCACGATCGGCCACACAGCACGGAACCTCACGGCACGTCCTCCGTCCCGTCCGACACGAACCTCGACGTCGCGACCACGAGCCGGTCCGCACCGAAGATGACCAGGCCGAGCGCGAGGAAGTGCAGGCCCGACCACGGGCGCGCGACCAGCGCGAGCGCAAGGCCGGCTAGCACCACCGCGAGCGCGCGACGCCACGTCACGACGCACGCTCCTGCACCAGGCGGTCAACGTCCGCCGGGTCGAACAGGTACGCACCCGTACGGCCCGGCAGCTTCTGCACGGGATGCAGTTCGCCACGCTCGACGAGCCGCTGCACCTCGCGGCGCGGCAGGTCGAGCAGGCAGGCGACTGTCGTCGACCCGACGAGCTCGAAGTTGGACATGACGCCAAGTAAGGCACATGCGCTCAGTTTGAGCAAGTGCCGAACCGGGCGGCGTGTTGCCAAGTTGGGACACTAGGGCTTAGGTTCGGCGCATGACGTTCCAGCCGGAGAGTGTGCAGATGCCGAGGCACCCACGCGTGCCGCCGTGGACGATGGGGGACAAGCTGCGGAAGGCCCGTGAGGAGAGTGGCCTTGAGCAGACCGAACTCGCGCGCGAGCTCGGCATCAGCCGGGGCACCGTGACGAACTACGAGCGTGGGCACGTGACGCCGCGCAAGGCGGTCGTCATGGCGTGGGCGATGCGGACCGGCGTCCCGGCCGAGTGGCTGTTCGACAGCGAGAACCCCCGCCCGGTGGGACCGGACGGGGGTCAGGTGCTCCCCCGGCTGGACTCGAACCAGCAACCCTTCGATTAACAGTCGAATGCTCTGCCAATTGAGCTACGGGGGATCGCGCTGCAGAACTCTAGCAGCCGATCGGGGGTGCTCCGACCACGCGGACCGTGGGCCGGACGAGTCAGGCGGGCAGT